TACTATACAATCGTTGTTTGATTCTAATTAACATTCAAACTTGCCAATGCTGGTATCACCCCCGGTGCCGATCCGTCAAGCGTTTGACCCATAAGCGTCGCTGATCAAACGGATCTGCTTTTTTGTATCCTGCGATACCGTTTGCGTTTGACCTCTGCAGGCGTTGCCCTTACAGTGAGCGCAGCGAACCTTGAAAACCGAATAGGGCAACGGGCGGAGCGCGGGCGGCGCTGCGCTTCGCGGGCGACGTGTCGGGCGGGATCCCACGCGCAACCGTTGCGCTGTTTAATACTTTTAAGATTCGCCATTTGTTTACACTTTCACCCTACACTTTCACAGTCCCATGACTATTCTTGTCGGACAAGTTGAAACTCTCCTGCCCGCACTTCTGCAGGCAATGAGTGACGCAGACGCTGCAAAGCGTCGCGTTGATGATCTCAAAGCGCAGATGATTGAGGTGATCGAATCACCTCAGACGGTTAAAACCTGCTGGGGTAGCGTTACTCTTAGCAAGGGAAGACGCACCGTTAAGGTTACAGATAAGGCGCTAAACGCTCAGATCACACTACTTAAAGAGCAAGGAATCGCTCTCGGTAAGTGTGAGGAATCGGTAGGATCTCCTTTCGTCACTGTTAGGAAGTCCGACCGATAAGTTACATTCAGGGGTGACATTCTCACCCCTTTCTTTTCACTTTCACCACCACACTTTTAATCACCATGCGCAACTTTACTGCTGTCGCTAACAAGTTAGATCTCACGATTGATGAGATCCTAGAGGTCTTAGATCTCACGATTGAAGACGCTAAAGAGGAGAATCTGACGCCCGATGAGATAATTGAGGCACTAATAGACAACGGTTTGGATGTTTGGGGCGACGACGATTGGGAAGGGGATAGTTGTTCTAACTTCATTGACGCTTAAGTTACATTCAGGGGCAGTATTCTCTGCCCCTTTCTTTCACCTTTCACCCTACATTCAAGACAATGGCAACCCTTTTCACCCGTAAGATCGAATGGGACAATGGCACACAATGGGAGAACTTCCCTGAGTTGGGTTCAATTTACACTCAAGAGATGCTTGTCTACGATGAGGATGAGGGCAAGTATAAAGTCTCTTTCAGTGTAGGCGACGGGCGCAGAATGGGCATCCTGTTTGTGGACGTAGAGTCCTACGATTGCGACGGTTACGCTCACACAATGCACTATAGTTTGGGGCAATTTTATACAAATGAAGGTGCAATGAAGTTCGCTCAGTTTGCTTTTGAGCACTTTTGTTTAGAGTTTAACTGGAAAGTATGCCCATCTTTTCAGTGCTTAGATTACATCGACGGCGAACCTTACACGCTCGCTGGTGATGAGGTTGTGAGCGAGATTGTCTACGGTTGAGCACACTTAGGGGGACTAATTCTCCCCCTTTCTTTCCACTTTTCACCCCACACTTCTGAACCATGACTGTTACTGTTAAGACAAACAATGTTCCCCGTGAGTGCATTATGGGGCAATGGTTGGATGGTTTTGGTGGTCTACGTCCTGGCAGTTTGTATAGCAAACTCCGCGAACAATTCGACTACCTTACCGAAGACGAGTTTGATTCTACAGAATTTTTTCAATACAGAGGAGTTTGGTATTCTGTGGGCGACTTTATTCGGGTCGTTGCTGCACCTCACGAGCACCTCTATGGGTGGGATGGGTATAGTTCCGACTCCTACTTTAGCGGGGTAGTTATGAAGTACAACTACGATGGAACTGTAGTTGTGGGCACCTACTTTTCATAAGTTAGTTACATTTAAGGGGTGGCAATCGCCGCCCCTCTTTATACCTATCAGCAGTGCTTATCATTCATTCATTCGTGTTTGGCAGTCCTTATGGGTCGGGGGGGCGGCGCGGCGGTCCTCATGGGCGGTTTTAAATGCCATGGGTCCCCGTAATCTATAAACGACCCAAATCGACCTTTAAATATAACACTCATAAAAATTTACCGGCCCCAGAAATTCGAATCAAAAATCCCATGAGTATAAAAATTTTTTTGGGCCAAAAAATTACCTCAAAAAGTTTTATATACTATATAAAGTGAAAAAATGAAGCATTTAATACATGAAAAGAGGATCAAACAATAATACAGGGTATTTGCAAGTTGACCCCATCACAGGTGAATACTATGTTATAATACCTGAGTGGGCGGTAAACGACCTATGTTGGTATGAAGATACCGAAATCGAAATTGATATCGAGTCTAATGAATTAGTTTTAAAAGAAAAACAATGACAGAACAAAAATGTTTTCACATTTATTTGAATGAAAAGTGTATGTTTCATTCACTCAATGAAACTGATTTTAATTTGATTTGGGATAAGATTCAAAACAATAGTTCTTTTGAAATCGAAGACTTTACATATGAATCATTATCATATGTAAAGAATTCTCTGATCAATTCGTCATATTGACACACATCTATATACATGGTATGATTCACTTGTAAATTATCTCTATTATGGCTAAAGGATTTACTATTAAAGCAAAAACGCCTGAAGTGGCACCTGAAGAATGGGACTTTAATCTCGCAAGAGAAATGATTAAAGGAAAGACAGTTGTATTTTGTCTTCCTGGAAGAGGGGTTTCTTATACCTTCCTAAAGAATTTTGTACAACTGTGTTTTGATCTGGTACAAAACGGAGCAAGTATCCAGATCTCGCAAGATTATTCGTCAATGGTAAATTTTGCAAGATGCAAATGTTTGGGGGCGAATGTACTGCGAGGACCTGATCAACTTCCGTGGGATGGAAAATTAAACTACGATTGGCAACTTTGGATTGATAGCGATATCGTTTTTAACACAGAAGCATTTTATAAACTGGTTCTGATGGACAAGGACATTGCTTCTGGATGGTACTGTACAGAAGATGGAAGAACGACTTCCGTTGCACACTGGTTAGAAGAAGGTGATTTCCGCAATAATGGTGGAGTCATGAATCACGAAACTCTTGAAAGCATCTCAAAGCGTCGTAAACCATTTACCGTGGACTATGCTGGATTTGGTTGGTTGATGATTAAGAAAGGAGTTTTTGAGCACTCTGAAATGAAATATCCTTGGTTTGCTCCAAAAATGCAAGTCTTTGAATCTGGCGAAGTCCAAGATATGTGTGGAGAAGATGTTTCATTCTGTCTCGATGCAATCTCAGCAGGATTTGAGATTTGGTGTGATCCTCGTATTAGAGTTGGTCACGAAAAAACAAGAGTTATCTGATAACAATGGCACGTTCAAACGAAAGATATAACGTCTATTGTAACGGACGTAAAATTTATTCAGAACTTACGGAAGAAGAGTACTTCGACGTAATGGAGGATTTGGCACAAGAGTACTATAAAAATGGAACTCCTGCCGCATCTGAATTACATACTGAAATTATTTTAATTAATGGAGATTAAGTATTATGGCAGTCAAAGCTAAAGGTGGTTTAAACAAGCACAGTTTTTATATTCCCGGTCCACCTAAGAAGTCTCGTCAAGGGAATGGTAATGGAACTAAGTACGCCGCGTCTTCTCGTAATGGAGCACGCAAAAAGTATCGCGGACAAGGTAAAGGGTGAATAAAACGATTGAAAATCACTTAAAAGTTTGGATAAACACGATTATCAAATCAAATCCAGACCTTTCGGGATTTTCAATCTGTCCATTTGCCAAGAACAATACCTATAAAATCATAGAAAGTTCTGTTCACGACATTCATCCTCTTAAAGAAGAGTTTGGTGTCGTGATTTTTGTTATAGAAGATGATTTAGACCTTGATCTTGGTCGTCAAAAGATACAAGAACTCAATCAATCTTACCCAGAATATAAGTTTTTTGATGATTTTAGAGATGAACCTAGTTTCATAAATGGAATACAAACAAATAATGGCAAATATAATCTCATTTTATATCAAAATGCCAAATTTTTACAAAAAATGAGACTCATATTGGCAAAAACAGACTATTATGATCATTGGGATGATGAATATTTGAAAATAATTCTTGAAGACGATTATAATTTAGTTCAAAAATCAAGAAATAAATAAATTGTTTGGTACATTACTGAATTGGAAAAGTTTTCAATGGGAAATCACCTCTTGTTGGAGGTGTATGATGTAGATTTTAGTCTTTTAAATGAATCAATATCTCTTCAAGAAACTATGGAGAGGGGTATTGAACGTGCAGGAATGACAATTCTGAATATATTTTCTCATTGTTTTACTCCACAAGGATGTACCATTGTTATTGCGCTCTCAGAAAGTCATGTTTCTTGTCATACGTGGCCCGAAAACGGATGTATTGCGATTGATGTATATACATGTGGGGGAGGAGATCCAAAATTAATCGCTTTAGAACTGTTAAAATACTTAAATTCTGACAATTATTCACTAAGACAGGTCTATCGTTAAATAATAATAAGGGAGATAGCAACCTCCCACCAAAAAAGTTCTGTTTTATTCATAAAACAGGAGCACTATGTCCAATTCACCAGTAGACAGAGATTCAGATTACATGTATCAAATGTGGGGAACAACATCATTAGTAACTGACTATCATAATCCAAATCAAAAACCAAAGGTGATTCAAGAAATTATGCACGATGACATTCCAAAGAATCAACATCATTTAAAAGAACAGTCTGAGATGCACCAAAAAATCAGAAATTCTCAAGATTATGATGATTGGGAATACGGGACAGAACCAAATTATGGAATTTCTTGGAAATGAGCATAAATAACTGAAGAAGTTTTCTGAATGAGATGGCAGTAACAAGGATATCAAGATCCTTTAAAGATATTAGTTTATCTTTTGAACCACACCCTGTGACAAAAGATTTGCCAATATTAAAAAATGAAAATGCCATCATTCGATCTATTCGTAATTTAGTTGAAACAATTCCAACTGAACGATTTTTTAATCCTATTCTAGGTTCGGAAGTTAGATCCAGTTTATTTGATTTTGTTGATTATGCTACAGCATCCACCATAGAATCTCAAATCAAAACAACGGTGAAAAATTTTGAACCTAGAGTAGATAATTTGTTTATTGAAGTTTTGCCAAGACCAGATCAAAATGAATTCGAAGTTACTGTTAACTTCAATATTATTGGACAGGAAATTCCAACACAAGAATATACGTTTATTCTAGAGGCAACAAGATAAAATGCCTTTTACTAAATTTACCAACCTAGACTTTGATCAGATAAAAACCTCAATAAAGGATTATCTTCGTGCGAATTCTGATTTTACAGATTTTGATTTTGAAGGATCAAATTTTTCGATTTTAATTGATGCACTAGCATATAATACCTATATTACAGCATTTAATTCAAACATGGTTGTGAACGAATCTTTTTTAGATTCTGCAACTATAAGAGAAAATGTTGTTTCACTTGCTAAGAATATAGGTTATAATCCTAGATCTAGACAATCTGCACAAGCCGTTGTATCCTTTGATATAGAGACATCCGCCAGTACTCCCACAGTTTCATTGCAGGCAGGACTTGTTTGTATTGGTGATGTTCAAGGATCATCTTATGTATTTTCTATTCCAGAAAATATCTCACAAAATGTTGTCAATGGAGTTGCATCATTTAATAATATAACAATATATCAAGGTACATTTTTAACTAAAGAATTTGTAGTCAATAATTCTTTAGACCAGAGATTTATTTTAGATAATTCATTCATTGATACAAAAACTATTGTTGTTCATGTAAGAGAATCTGGGGAAAATGGAAGAGGTAGAAAGTATTCTTTAATAGACAATATAGTAAAAATTAATGAAACATCCGAAATTTATTTCATTCAAGAAGTAAAAGATGAAAAATATGAACTTATTTTTGGAGATGGAAGATTTGGTAAGAAACTACAAAACGGAAGCGTTATAAGTGTTAGTTATATTGTAACTGATGGTTTAGAAGGAAATGGTGCAAGACAATTTGCATATTCAGGATCAATTAGAAGTGCTTCAGATTCTGTAGTTATTCCAACTAATACCGTTGATGTTACAACGATTAACCCATCTATTAATGGATCTGAAATAGAAAATATTAGTTCTATTAAGTATTTTGCCCCAAGATTATATTCATCTCAATTCAGGGCAGTTACATCAAAGGACTACGAGGCAATTATATCAAGTTTAATTTATCAAAATGCGGAATCAGTATCGGTCGTCGGTGGTGAGGAATTAGATCCTCCAGAGTATGGAACTGTTTCAATTAGTATCAAACCAAAAGGTGGTACATTTATTTCAGACTTTGATAAAGAACAAATATTATCAAAATTAAAGCAATATAGTTTGACGGGAATTAATCAAAAGATTGTGGATCTTAAAATTCTTTATGTTGAAATTGACTCTTCAATTTATTATGATTATTCTAAAATTTCTAGTGTCGAAACTTTAAAAACAAAAGTAATAAACTCTCTAGATAAGTATTCAAAATCTGTAGAATTGAATAAATTTGGTGGCAGATTTAAGTATAGTAAGGTTCTGCAAGTTATTGATAACACCGATATTTCAATAACATCTAATATTACTAAAGTTATTATCAGAAGAGATTTAAAAGTAGCCATCGATAATTTTGCACAATATGAACTTTGTTATGGTAATAAGTTTCATGTTAATCAAAAAGGATATAATATCAAATCTACTGGATTTACAATTTCTAATTATCCAAATACAACTGTTTATTTTACAGACACTCCAAATTCTGATGGGAAAACAGGAACAATATCTATTATTAAAATTGATGCAGATTCAAAAACAACTCCAATAAGCATTTTAGTCCAGTCTGCCGGAATTGTAGATTACGAAAGAGGAGAAATTAAACTCGGCACAATCAAAATAATTTCAACTGTTGAACCTGAAAATATAATTCAGATACAAGCGGTACCTGAATCAAATGATGTAATTGGTTTGAAAGATTTATACTTGGATTTTAACATTTCAAAAAGTAAAATAAATATGGTTAAGGATGTCATCGCCTCTGGTGAGGATATCTCTGGAGTGGTATTTTCTAAAGATTCTTACAGATCAAGTTATTTAAACGGAGAAATAACGAGGACATAATATGATCGGAACAACTTTTGACAGTCGAGTAAAGATACATCAAGTAATTCAAAATCAACTACCAGAATTTATCTTAGATGAAAGTCCAAAGGCAGTTGATTTTTTAAAACAATATTT